TGTGCTGCCGTCTGTGCCGCCTGCGCTGCAGTTAAATTATCTAATTGTTGTTGTGTTGGTTGTAATCCAGATGAAAATGTATTTAGATTACAACTAAAATTTTGACCCCATACCCTTGGGCTTCCAGCATAATCACAGCCTGCACCAGTCCACCCTAAACTGCCATTTGAGTCATAAGGTATTCCCCATCCAAGATGGTAAGACCCTGGTCCTCCACCGTTGTACCACCATATCTCAACATTCAATGTTTTATCTACGCTTACATCATATATTGGAGAATATGGGCTCCACGTGGCTCCTTGTTCTACCCAGTTGTTTACTGCAAGCACTCCATTTATATACATTCTAAAACCATCATCAGTATAGCCTGCAAATTTTGTTTGAGTAAACCATGAAGGAACTGTAATTACTCCAGTAAATTTAACAATAATATCGTTATAGTGTCCGCAAACTGGGAGTTGCATAGAGTTTGAATTCCATGTCCCAGTACATATAACAGAGCCAGGTACTGCTACATGCTGTCCATTAATATAACCATCTCTCAATAATTCATAAACAGTATATTGTAGCCCTGCACCACCAGCGTTATTTACTGCTGCTTGAGCTGTTTGAAGATTAGTATTTGCCGTATTTAAATTTATAAGAGCAACATCTAGCTCATCTTGTGCATTATTTTTATTTGTAAGGGCAGTAGCAACTGTTACGGTTTGACCATCTACTGCGGATTGTGCTGATGTTTTTTCTTGTAAGTATGTAGCTTCTGCTGCTACCGCCGCATCATAAGCATCTGAGGCATCGTCTCTGGCGTCTTTTGCGTCTACTGCATCATCATATTTAGATTCCGCTATATCTATTAATGATTCAAATTCTGTTTTATAATTTAAGTCTGCTACGCTTTCATTTAACTCTTGTATCTCTTGAGCGGCTAAACTTAATGGATCATCACTATAGGCAGGAGTTATAAATAGCCAACCAAAACCTAAAATGGCGGCTAAAGACAATCTCCATAATTTAGTCCTAGTCAACTATATCTCCTAAACAAACACTTTGTTTGCTTAGTTAATTATATCACCAGACTACTTAGCGTTATCTGTTTTGTAAAAGCCCGAACCCTTAAACTGAATGCCAAATGTGCCAAACTGCTTGATCATTGCTGCTCCGCAGCTAGGACAAAGCTCAACAATTGATGCATCGTTAATTGGTTTAGTAATCTCTTTAATATGCTCACAAAGAACACATTTGTATTCATAAACTGGCATTATCTCTCCTAAAATTTAAGGAGCAGTTTTTTACAGTCATGCTCAGGACTATACCAGTTATTTAACGTCGCTGTCTCCCCCGACGATCCTGGGCAGCGATGCCCACGATACTATTATACCTTACTTGATTTTGATTGTTTTTGGCTTCTTCTCTTCGGGAATGTTACGCTCCACAAAGATGTTAAGAATACCGTCTGCCATTTCAGCACGATCTACCTCCATATACTCTCCAAGAGCAAAGGTGCGTGTGAATTTTCTGGCTGCGATACCCTTATGCAAGACTTCTTCTGAAGCCTCTTCGGTTTTCTCACCCTTGATTACTAGACTTCCATTATCCACAGAAACCTCGACTTCACCTTTGCTGAAACCAGCAACGGCTAAAGACAATTTGTAAGTGTCCTCATCTATCTTTACCAAGTTATATGGTGGGTATGATTGATGAGTTGCCTCACGATGGATATTAGAAAAACGGTCCAACTCTCTGTTGAATCCGATAAAAAACGGATCGTTAAAAAGATCCAATGTAAAATGTGTTACCATTTTATTCCTCCTATTAAGCGAATAAATTAATTTATGAGCCCCTATTGGCGGCTCATATATATTATAGCATATTAGTCATATGTCTTTTTTTGCCAAAAGTTACGCATATAAGACCTATTTAAAACAGATCTAATCTTAAAATTTTCTTGTAATTCCCGCTTTCTGTCAAAAGGGGGCAGGCTTTCATGTTGCCAAGCTTCTCTTTTAAAAGGAAGTATTTGTGCAACAGGAGTTCCCTTTTCGATTATTCCTTCAAAGTCATCTCTTAGCCACATATTTAATCCAAGCCTTGCATGAATCTTATCTGTATCTATTATGCCTGTCATTGTAAGGAATGGTAGATCATATCTATTAAATGGATGAGTTACAAGTATACTATACCCTGGCGGGGTTTCTATTCTAGGGTAAGTTATCATTCGCCAAACAAAATCATTATATCCTGCAGGGACTGGCATTCCTTCTGTTCTGTGGCTAGGTCTATCTAAATCAAATAAAAGGTCTTGGCCTGGAGGTGTGTGTCCCCAGTATGCCTTAGTACCGCCATCAGGAGTTTTTGATATTGCAATGTCTTGAGGTACGCATACCATATATCCAGACGTTAGGGAATCTAAGAACGGGATACATTTTTTTACTGTAGCGTTGTCCCTTGGATCCCCTCCAAAAGTTTTATCTTCTGCTGGTATTTTTTTAAACCAGTCAGGAATTTTTTTCTTTGATGGAACAGGGGGCTCTTCTACTAAATAGTAGTCTTCTGCTGCTGCAAAAAACTTTATGACCCTTTTAATTTTATTCCCTAACGTCCGAACTAAAGACTATTTGTCTTTTAGTATTTTCTTTTGCTCTTTATTAGACTCTGAAGCATACAAGGCACGTAGATGTGCTTTTGCTGCGGTTTCAGTCGGATGACATCCTACCAGCTTTCCGCTATCTTCTTTGACTACAGCAAAGCCTGTGCAGCCTGCTGCGCCTCTGCTAATTTTCCAAGGCATACTACTTCTTCTTTGTTGTCTTCTTTGCAGTCTTCTTGACTGGAGCTTTCTTGACTGGAGCCTTCTTGACTGGAGCCTTCTTCTTTGCTGTTGCCATTTTATCTACCTTTCTTTCATATGGTGTTCCTTCTTGAACTAGCCCATCTCTATCTACTGCATCTACTTTATATGTTTCCAAAAAAAGCCATGCAATAAATCTATTATACAATTTTTTCATTTCATCCTCCTTTCTAAATCAAGCGCCTTTGGCAGGAGTCGAACCTGCGGCCAAGACCTTAGAAGAGTCCTGCTCTGTCCTCTGAGCTACAAAGGCAAGTCTAATCATTTGGTATATCTCTATCTTCTAAGTCTGACTCAATTAGACCCATTTCTTTTGCTGCTATCTTGCCCTCTTCAGACATCTCAATATATGCATCAAGATTATCGTCATAATGAATATCAATAAGGCCACGCTCATATAGATCCATCAAAGATCTATCTACATATTCATGATGAGCCTCCCAAAGTTCGGGGGCTATTTCTTCTGCCTTTTCTGTTATTTTAAATATGAACTCTCCCTGCTCGTCCATCCCTGCCAATTCTATAGCACCTATCTCTAGGTAGTATGCCATTCTTTCCTCTTCGTTCATAACACAATCCTATCATTTTTAAATTAATTTAGTCAAGTCCGCAGAGTCAGACTTGAACTGACGATAACCGAATTATGAGTTCGGGGCCTTGACCAACTTGGCTATCTGCGGTATAGCCTATTGTATTACTCCATCCTCGGTTTTGTCAATAGTATTTTCAACTATGCTTTGTACATATTCTGAGAAATGTTTTCTTACGTTTCCTCCTGGCCTTGCGCCAAGGGTCGTCCATATTCTTTTATATTCAACAACGTTAGAGAATGTAGTTGGGCACAAGGTTATCCCATTGTATTCTTTTAATGTTGTAGGCAACGGAACATGCTTACCGCAGCACTTACATTCCTTAGCCCTATCTTGATATATGCTCATATTATCATCATCCTGTTCATTGCTTCTCGTAACTCTTCTGGCATATGTGGCGCACGTATTACGTTTATATGCTCTTCTCCGTCTTCTCTTGCAAAGTCATCGGCATAACTTGCAGACTCGTAAGTATGTATATCTATTTCTTGCATCTTGTCAAACTTGCTTCTGCTGATTGCATTGTATATGGAACCGCATACGGCATCCGCCAAATCTTTAGATCCTTTACGGGGATGGTCTACTTTATCACGCATTATTTTTAGCTGCAACAACTCATCAATTAGTAAAGGAATATAGGGCCCAGTAAGCCTTTCTTCAAGTACAACCATAGCCATATCGTCATAGTGCTTCTTAGCAACAGAAAGGGTCTCTGTATTAATTCCATATTGTTTAAGCTGCTGCATCATGTCATGGGAGTTCCATCTATCAAAACTACAAACCTTTATTTTAAATCCTCTAGTTCTTAATGATAATATGTAATCTCTAACTTCTGCAAAGTCTACAGACTTATCTGATGTAGGTGTCCAAAACATAACTGCATCTACTTCAATTATAGGGGCTGGCTGCGAGTATGTCTCTGTAACCTTTACATTTACCCACTTTTGAACATGCGCCATTGCTACTGCACAGTGGTCATGCTTTTGCGCCAAGTCTACGTGGATATAATAATCTTTGTCTGGGTCTGGCAAGAACCACTCTTCAAATCTTCCAAACTTATCTACCGCTAAAGCGGAGTTTCTAAATGCTCTTTCAATTTTCTCACGAGATTTAAAAAATGCATCAACCGCTTCTGGTGGCATGCATGCAAAGCGACCAAGGGCATCGGGCATATTTTTGTAAAACTCAACCTTAAAGTCTTCAAGTTTTTTAGTGGGATTGATTTCCCATGTAGGCCTTTTCAGAGCATATACTTTTGGTATTGTATATGAAACTATGTGATCTTCTTCCCACTCAACAGTAACTTCATTGCCAACCGTATTATCTGGCAAGTCTGTATCCATCTTTAATACCTTAGATCTAATTACAGTTTCTTTTTCTGCAATTACTGAATCATAAAATTTTTGTATTGGATCGTTTTTAAAACGGGGAAATGAAAGCAAGATTACTTTTCCATAATCAGGGAAACGAGATACAACAGATCCACGATACATATCGTATATGGCGTCTGCAGTCTTTGCTTGATCATGACCCGTGGTATTTTCTGTAGCGAAACCAGAAATCTCATCAAGGATTACTGCTATTACGTTATACCCTTCGAACGCTTCTCTTTCTGAGTGTCCTGAATATACGTTTACATTTTTATTAAATCTAATCTCGGCAGCCTTGGGATCGTATTTTCCAATAAACCAAGGAGATCTGTCCACTCTAGTTTTAAGCCCTTTAAAGAAAACATTGTTAGCCTGCTGTGCGTTAACAGCAATATTAATAATATCAATTGTATCTCCTGGCGGCTTGCCGTAATATGTCGCTGGGTCTTTTAGGCATAATAGTAAATATACTATATATGATACTGATATGGTTGAGCAGTAGTCTTTGCCGCTACCCTTGCCTAATTGTGCAATTACTTCGTTGCAGGTTTGCTTGAATCTCCTTCTTCCTTCTTCTTCTCCGAAGAGCTTGATAAGGGTTGATTCTTTATAGATCTGGCTGCTCTTCTCAATGAGTGTATACTGGTACTCCGATAATGGGGGAAGTCCGAGGTAGTCTGGGCTTGTGACAAATGTTTTAAGGTCGACTGGTCTTTCATCAAATTCCTCTCCGTCTAATATATCAATAAGATCATTAAAGTTTAGGTCCATTAAATTGACCACCATCCTCTAATAGTCCCGCCCTCGATTGGGCACTTATACGATAGATGATTGCCATCATCGTAATGTTTTTTAAATAATGCATTATGCAATTTTATATCTGGCTCGTGTGTGTCTCTGCCGCAATCTGGGCAAACGTCTGCGTACACGTATTCGTAGACATGTCTACAAAGCTTCTTGCTCATCGCTTATCACTACTGGCTCTACGATACCTGTTATTTGAGATAATCTTTTTGCAACATCCATCTTGCATTTTGGACAAGTTGCTGTCACCTCTTTTAGAATTTTAACAAGGATATCTTGTTTTCTTTCTGTCTCCGCCAGTTGTGAAGATAGCTCTGCGTTGTCTAGCAGTCCTACCTCTTGAAGCATTCCTATTCTTTTGCCTTCTATGTCTGCTATAAGCTTAAGCGCAGTTGCTTTTACGTTTAATTGGCCTGCTCCGTCCGCATCTTCTACGGTCTTCCAGGCTTCTTTTATTAGCATAGCGTAATGTTGGTCAGCCCCAGAGATGGCTTCCTTTGCCCTGTCACGGGCCGTAGAATCGTTTTTAACGACCGATTTCCACTCTTCTATATACTCTATAACCTCTGCCCTCTTAAAGCCTGTTAAAACGGCAATCTGCGAAGGATTGTTGCCTTTAAGAAGTTCTGACACAACCTTATTCATGCGATCAAAATGATCAGCTAATTCAATTTCCATATAGGTATATTATACCATCTCAGTTGACTAAAATCACTCAGATTTAGATTTGGCTATCTTTAATAATACTAAATATCCAATTAGGTCATCAATATCATTATCTCCTGGATACTCTGTACCCTTCATAAGTCTATTTAATTTATCATCAATACGGACATGGAGTTGCTCTCTTGGTCCCGCCTTTGAAAATATACGAACAGGGTCAAGGGCTGAGTTGCCGTAAGCAATATTCTTTTTAATTAACATGTGAGCAATTTCATGGGTGGTCTCCCATATTTGCTGCCCTGCTTCTGTTCCAACTGTAAGTAAATATAAATCCTGACAATTAAAGCTTTCTACATCTGGAAATACTGGTTCAAGCACTTTATGCCCCTTTTGTTTTCATTATAGCTAAGAAATGATCGTGACTCTCGCTATTTGGATCTTGATTATATTTTAATGTATCTATTGTAAAATATTTTTCAACGGTTGGCAATACCCATGTGTGAGAATGGTCAATCCAGGTTCTACTATGAAGCACTAACTTATCTGTAATCTGTTGTAAGTCAGACAAATAACTGTTTAATTCATTATCTTCAATATGTTGAAATACTAGGCTAGCCAAGGTTACGTCAAATTTATTTTGTTTTACTAAATTCCAGTCATGGTAATACGATATATTTTCCAGCTTATTTTTTTCTGGAACTATCGATAGCATATTAGGCAAATCAAAGCCAATAACTTTATCAAAATTTTGTGCCATGGCATAGGAATTTCTTCCAACCCCGCACCCAAAGTCAAGTGCACTAGAGCCAGATCCAACTAATTCCATCACTTCATCATATACTGGCATATCTTCTAGCGAACCTTGATACCCGCTAAGAATTGCATCTCCTGCATTTACTTCATTTACGCTTTGCCAAAAACTTTTCATTTTATTAATCCGTGCTCTTTCAATGATCTATATATGGTCATAGTGCTTACGCCACATTCTTTTGCAATTTCTTCCATAGTTTTTCTTTGAACCACATATCTTCTATACAGCCAGTCTTTACTTTTATATAGTTTCATCGTTCCGTCAATACCGTATTAGAATAATGAGCAATGCCAAACGCATCTGCTACATCGAAATCGTCTAATGATAGATTATATTTGGCATTAAAATAATCTACAGTTCTTTGTTTTCTTATCTGCCTCATTTTATTTTTATACCATGAGTCAGCATACCCTGGATTTGCCTGCCTCAATGCTTCTTTTTCTGCCTTGGTTGGATTCTTATTACCTATATAAGACTGCCAAGATACAGGAGGGATTGTAATAACTTCTGCTCCAGTAGACATAAGTTCGGCAATTACAACTCCATAAACATAAGACAATTTTATCACAGCATCAGGAGATCTGACAAGTACTGCCCCCTCTACTGCAATATAATCACTCTTTAATTCATCAAGCATGGCATGGGTTTTAATCTTTGCGTCAAGTATTTTTTGATATATGTCTGATCCTGTAAATTCAATCTTGCCCCATTTAATTGGATAATTATTTTCCATAAGGCAAAAAGCTACTGAGTTTGTGGAGGCATCTATGCCTAGCACTCTATTTGCTTTTGTCTTTACAAGTTCAGCTAATCTCATTTATAGCCCCCATAATATTCTTTCTGTTATCTATATTAATTTTCTTTTCACAGGCTGAACATAGGTTAGATTTATTGTATCTACTTAGCTGAGATTTGCACTTCCTGCATGGCCTAGGGGCACCATTTCTAATTGCTTTTCTCTCATAATACTTATCCATAATTCTTTTGTTTGTTGCAATTCTGCAGCACTCATCAGAACAATACTTTTGGTTGTGAGTTTTTGGCTCAAAGTCTTTTAGGCAATCGCCGTTAGCACATTTCATATTTTTGGAACCTCATATGCTGGCAACTCTGCTGATCCCTCTTCGCCCTTCCAGCATTCTTTTTTAACTGGGCAACCTTTGCAGGCATAACTTGTTTTGATAAACGGTCTTACTGGTAGGTGATTTTGCTCAAAGTTATCCCACACACCACGCAGCCAATCAAATAGTTCTTCTATAATCTTTTTATTCTTTTCAGTCATTTGTATTGGTATTAATAACAATTCTTGGGTATTTTTGTTTTCATATAAAAAGAATGCTTCTTTTACATTGCGTAGTTTCATGTATGTCAATATCTGAAGCATGTGATTGGCGGAAGGATTCATCTCCGCCTGCCTTGTATCCCATACCTCTTGCTTAGCAGTTTTAATTTCTCCAATAACTTCTTCGTCGTTCCAGTCAAGAATAAGATCTATGAATCCACGAATTGGAGGATATTCATTTGTTATTTCTACTTCTGTCTTTACGCTCTTCAATGAGTTTTCTTTGAATAAATCAGATGATTGATTTGATATTAATTTTTGAAGTCTTTCGTGTGCCTGTGTCCCGTAAGCCATATTAGCTACAGACTGTGCGTCATTATTGTCTACAAAATATGCACCACTAAATGCCATATACCAATATCTAGGGCAGTTACCATGCCCGTAGCCAAGTGTGCTTGGGCTAAATGATTTCTTTGTAGTCTCACCGTCTGGCCTCTTTGTTGCCATGTAGGCATCGTCAAGCATTTGAGCAAATTCTGCTACATTAAATTTACCCTCATACTTTTTAAATTTTAGATTTTTTACTATGTCTCTAGCCATTATAACGAACGACATACTTGAGAGCATCTACAAGTTTGTCTATCGACTCCTTCGCTGAATAATATATATTCTTTTTGTTATTATTTGCTGTTCCTGCCTTGTCTTTTGCAATAGTGGAGTAGACTGAGGCCATCATCGCAAACTTTGTAGACATGGCTTGTAGCTCTATAATAAGAAGTGGCGCTTTAGCTGCAGGTACATCTGGGTTCATCAACAACTTTACTACAATTGCAAGAGCTTTGTCTAACTGTTCGTCTTTCATAAAATCATGCAGATCATTGAACTCTGTAATTGTGCTAATTAATTCAAGAGTATTTTTCTCGCTCATGCAAGCACCTTTGTTACAATAGCATAGCCAATCCAAAGACCAACAATTCCCATCAATCCAGCAAACACTGGTGGTGCTGGAATAGGGAGCTTGAATGCGCTAAAAACTCCTCCAACAACTGCTCCTACCAATGTAGTCATTAATATTTCTCTCATTTATGATTATCTTCCCAGAATGTAATTAGCTCTTCTAGCATAGCCCATTCTATAATTCCAAGTCTAATCTTAGACTCTTCTCCAATAATTACTTTAAGACAAGGATGCATGTTTCTATTTACCTTGAATGTGTCTGTGCATATCTTGGCCCAGATCTCTTTGTTCATGGTAAAAGAAGAAGCAGACTCTTTGTAATCTACTACAAAGGAGTACCATTTAGCATCACCCTTCTGATACTTGCCCCTACCAGAATTCTTTTGAGCTTTTGCTCCGTCTCTTTTTATTTCAGATCTTTCTGACATTAGTTATTTACCCTTAAAGCATTTACATGGCCATCTGGGCATGTCCAAGACATTTCAAAAGTAGAATTATTCCAGTAATAAAAATCTGAATCTTTGTTACAGTCTTTGCATGGCTTTGATCCATCTATTTTTTCTAATAGAGGATTAACAGGTTTCTCTGGCTTAATAAACTCATTAAGATTTGGCATCTATTTCCTTTGCAATCTTATCAACTACTTTTGGATTATCTCGAAGGTATTGCACGGCTTTTGCTCTTCCTTGTAGCCGCTCCCCGTCCACAGTATACCAAGCGCCACCCTTTTCCACGACTCCACACATTTCTGCAACGTCAAGCGTTTCTCCAACTGAATCAACTCCTAGTACCTCTCCTTGGTAGTAAAAGTCGTATTGCCCTGAGAGGTTTGGGGGAGAGACTTTACTGTAATCAACAATCCAATTAACTGGCCTTCCGACTCTTTGTTCAATAATCTTATCGCCAACTTTGACACCAGCCTTAATAGCATTTGCTTCGGCTTCGCTAGACCAGAGTTTGATAACTGTTGTAGAGAAGAATTTAACCGCCATTCCTCCTGTTGGAATGTGGGAAGCATGCATAGAACCAAATTGGTTTCTTTGCTGTGAGATAAGAACAAGTAATGTGTTTTTGTTTGCATAATTTAGCATCTTGACCGCATGGGTCATATCCTTTGCTTCAGCTCCAATCTGTTTGGTATCCTGTAGATCTTTCAACTCGTTGCCATCTTTTTCAAAATAAATAGCAGGAAGAAGGGCTGATATTGAATCTACTACAATTAAATCTACTTCTGCTTCCATCAACTTAGTTGCAACATCTACCATATCGTTTACTGTTTTAGCAGGAGAGTATATTAATTTTTCTGAGTCTACCCCCAACTGCTCTGCCCACTTAGGGTCATAAGAAGCTTCCGCATCAATCCATGCACAAGTCTTTCCTTCTTTTTGGGCCAGCGCAATCATTTGTAGACAGAAGGAAGATTTTCCAGCAGACTTGTTTCCCCAGACAAGCACTTGTCGTCCGTATGGTAGTCCCCCACGTAACGCCATATTTAATCCGATACTTGGCGTAGGCTGCTTATGAACCTGAACTTCTTGTGCCGATTGAACTCTTGCTCTTGTTTTTGGATCTAGTCTTGCCAATACATCGTCTATCTCTACTGTCATTATTTATCTTTCTTCTCTCTACTATTATATCATTTAGAATAGGTTGCCGTGAAGCTTTGGTCTATATGAATTTGTTTTCATTTTCTTTGCCATAATTTCATCTAGGGAATCATTGATCATTTCAGCATTCATCATTGCTGCGTATAGATCTAATATTCTAATAATAGAATCAGCAAACTCTTCTACTATTAATTCCTTTGGCTTTCTTTTCCTGATAGCCTCAAGAACCTCAGTTAATTCTGAGTGACATAGGGCGATCTTATTGCCTATCTTATCGTAGGTTGTCTCGCCTTCCCAAAATCCTTTTTCAATTGCTGTTTCATGCAGTACTGCAGCAAGTGCATCTAGTCCGAACTCTGCGACTATTTCGCTATTCTGCATCGACATCCTGGCCTGCTATTTCATCTGGATATCTCATATCTTCTTCTTTAGGAAGCTTAAATATAAATGCTGGTACGGACTCATCATAGTCCACCAAAAGCTCTTTCTTTTTATTTGTTGCTTCAAATACAGTTCTAGTCGGAACCTTTACTTCTCCTAAAGTTTCAAGTATCGCAACCAAAACTCTGCTTGCAGTCAATGCAGCCTGAACTTCATTTACATCAAATTCTGGCTCTTGTTGCATAATTATTTCTTGTTCGCTCATTTTATCTCTTTCACGCAAATAGTTCCATCATCCAATTTGGACAATGTTGGCTTGCAAACCATTCCCTCTCGCATTTTAGCAAGAGAAATCTTATACAAAGACGGGAATACAATAACTCTTGTTAGTTCTTTATTCTTATTTGATAGCACTATATGGCTCATAGTCTTACCAGCCTTTGTTGTATACGGTGTAAAGTTTACCACAATATATTCGTCGTCCGCAAGGTCATATTCTTTTCTATATAAATAGTCTACAAACAAATCTGCCTTCTGTGGGTCTATATCTGATACTTTTATATACCTTGCAATTCTGTTATCTCCAACCAATATAAAATACATTTGATTAGTTTCAATTTGAGTTTGTTCATTATGGAATAGGCCAACGGAGCCAGTCTCATCCACTAATTCAACACGAGCCCAACCATTACCCCTTTTAATATTTTTTACCATACCAAACATTACAAAAGAACCAAGGTCTTCAAAGTCTTCAATGGGTCTTGCTTGAGCTTTAATTCTTGGAGGTATGCCTTCTAAATTAAACGAAGGTATGCCTAGGAATTCGTAGTAGTTTTCTTTCTCGTTTCCTTGGCGTGGATTATCATTAAAAGCAGCCCCACCAATGGCATTGAGAGCAGAGATAGCCCTACTGTTAATACCGCTACCTTTTTTAGACGAGACTTCAATAAATTCTGCATAGTCTTTAAACGGCCTTTTCTCAATTATTTTATTAGCAATGCTATCGGAAATAAATTTTATTTCTGCCAAGCCAAATATAATCTTATCATTTTTTAACGAGAAGTAAACATCAGACTCGTTAATGTGTGGCAAAGAAATTCTAAGACCTAGTCTCTTTGCTTCAATCAAGTATTCTGTTCTTGCGTCTTTGTCGCCTTCGTTTTTAAGAATTGAAAACATGAACTCCAAAGGGTAATACTTTTTGAGCCAAGCAGTATAATAGGATAACAAAGAATAAGCAACAGCGTGAGAGCGGTTGAAAGAATAACCTGCGTGAGCCTCAAACATATGCCAAAGGGTTTCGGCTTGCTTCTTAGAAATGTGCTTTGAAGCCCCATCAATAAATTTATCTTTGAACTGGTCAAATTCTCTGGCATCTTTTTTCTTACCAATGATCTTACGAACCTTAT